ATTCAATACCATAAACATAATTTGATAAGGCATACCCAAAGATACTAAAGATACATTTTTAGATTCTGTATCTGAAAATCTTCTTCCGTTTACAGGTAACTTACAAGATGAAAAATTGTTCATCTCATTTCTTTGTACACCTATAGGTTGTATTCCTAAATAAATATCATTTACTCTCCATCCCTCCCAAACCTCATTAACCCATAACCATTCGATTGATTCTCCTCTTTCCTTATCTACTGGATAAGCTTCATCTACTTCCATAGACAAAGGCTCATTAGTAGTAGGATCAAAATAGCTTAAAATTCCTATTTGTTTTCTACTTTTCCAAGTACAGTAGTATAAGTCTACTTTATCTAAAGCACTTTCGTCTGACTTGTTAGAAGTTACAGAAAAGTGTGTATATAGGTTATATCTAAAAGAATTTCTATCTTCTTCTAGTTTTACTATTTCAGCTTCTTTTAACTCATCATAAAACAAATCTACCAAATCTGCAATAGTTACTGTAAACTTAGTAGCAGCATCTGAACCATCTTCAAAGTTTTTAGTATTAGGAGCTTTATTAACACTAGTCCAAATAGGCGATAATCTTTCGTACTGTATAGTAGAAAATTTAACATTTTTAGATGTAGAAACTACTCCAGCTATACACCAGTCTTTAAATAAATCTTTAAATTTCTCCTTTAGCTTTTCCTCGTTTTGTATTATCTTTAGTGCTTTGTAACCTTTTATAGCTCTAAGATCTTTGTAGTTACTATTAAAGTCCTCGGTAACTAATGCTGGATTAGGAACTTCTTCCTCTGTTAATGGTTCACCTTTGGCTCTTTCAAGCTCTTGTACCATTCTATCTGTTATATTCTTTTTAAAAGTTTCATACTTAGCTTCTAAGAAGCTATTCATTACTCCTTCTCCATCAGTATTAACAACATCGAATTTAAAAGGTCTTTTAGAATACTCACCTATTAACAGGTCTATAGTAGGTCTAATAATATTATAGGCTCTTATCTTTGCAGGGAACTTCTTGTATATCTCATTAGTAGAACTTAAAGGATTGGTTACATAACTAAATAGCTTTTCGTCTATCTTGTTATTATAAACATCGTACCAGTCAGCCATACTACCTATCTCATCTTTTGTTATATTATAATGTACCGCTTGAAAAGAAGAAGCGTTTATATAATAATCTACATTATTCTCTCTCCAAATCTTATCCTTTTTAGAATAAGGAATAGTTTGCAAAGGTTTTGCCCCACTATACCGTACTCTATCTACTGTATCTTTACTCATATTATATCATCTTTTAGTAAAAATTCTAAACCGTTGTTTTTAATATAACTAGGATCGCTAAATAAAGACCTTGTACCTAATATAGATGTAGTTGTTCTGGGCTTTCTCCTCAACCTTTCTTGATTCTTTTCCTTCAATGTAAACATCTTTACTACTTGTGCTGATATTCTATCAAAGTTACCATCATCATTGAATTTTAAAAGTTCGTCAATTAACCCAAGGTCAAATACGTAATGCAAATTTAGCATTTCATTTCCATTTTCATCTAATCCGACAACAGTTTTTAAGTAATCTGCGTAATAAATTAAACCTTGCCGCTTTCTGTCTGCTTGAATATCCATTAAATAACTTCGGTTTTTAGAAATCTTTTCTACTTCCGTCTTATTTATATAGATAGGTTCAAACATTAATCGGTGTAGTTTTTTCTTGTCTCTACAATAATCCACTAATCCTTGACCTCCACCGCTAATCTCACTTTGTATTTGTGCATTATACATTTCAGACAAATTCAATACAATCTCAAATAGATCACCAGTTTTTCCGGGTCTTCCTATAAACCAAGCAACATCTTGTTCTGTCTTATTTGAAAAGTATAAACTAGTTTGCTTAACTACATAACATGCACCTAAAGAAATAGTAGATTTTTTACCTTTAGGATCATCTTTATAATATGGATCTAATACTATTACATATACATCATCGGGTACACCCGTAGTTACTACACCTCCTTTAGTAGTATACTTACAACGCAAAGGCGATTCAAACATAGTAACACAACCTCTTATATCCTCATCATCTTTATGTGGATACTTTAACAAAGGTTTAGCATTTTCACTTACTTGAAATACAGGTCCTTTATTTGCTACATTTACTATCTCTCCATGATTTAATAAACCCATTAGCTCCTTACTTCTAAGAATCCTATTCTGTTGTTCTAGTAGTTCTGCTTTTGGAAATATGTTACTACCTATACGAAGTAAAGCTTCACTAGGGCGTAAGGGGTTTTCCGCTATTCTTAAATCATAATCTCTAGAATCTCTAGATTTCTTCTTTTCTATTCTTACCTTGTTTTCATAATCAATACCTTCCTGTATGTTTGCATTTCCATGCTTATCCATAATAGATGGATTAGCCATATAAGTAGGAATAAAAACACCACATTCAGTTCCCTGATAACCTTCTTCCCAATCATTCTCAAAAGCCAACATATCAAATAGCCTAGGATTTTTAAATATCTCTTCTAGACCATCCATATCTAAACCCTTCTCTTCTCCACCTGTACCAAATACTGAAATCTGTCCTGTTAAAGTTTTACCTTCTGTAACAGAAGGAGTAGATATAGCTAAAGCTCTTTTCAAATCTTTAAAAGATCCTGCTTCCTCATATACTATTTTTATACCATCTTTACCACGAACCTTATCTGGGTCATTTACAATAACTCCAATAATTTCTGATAATACACCTTTTACATTTTTATGTTCATCTATATAACTAGCTTTTTGATGTAGAAGTGTGTTCTTCTCCATCCTGTTCTTTAGCCAATATGTATCTGTATTTTGATTTAAGAACTCAAGGTTGTATTGAACCTTGTTTAGAATACCATCAGTAGTTAGGTATTGTTCTATTGCTGCAAAGTAATAACTCTTACTCCCGGGAATAAAGTTATAATTATAAACGCCATCTGCACCTTCTTTGTAGCTAAAACCAGCTCTACGTGTTTTTAAACAACCTAAGTGTTTTCCACCACCATAATCTCCCTCATCATTAGACGTTGGGTTTCTCCATAAGTGCAGTTTATCTAAAGTAGCCTTAGTACAACCATGCCAAGCTATTTCCTTATACCAAAACCAATCATAGTCTATTTCATAAAACGAAGGAAAATCATAATCCTTATATGCTACTTTTTTACCTTTATCTTTTTCATCAACTTTTTTAAGTTGTGTGAAGTTCATATAAAAGTAATGCCTACCAGAAATCTTAACTCCTCCTACCTTATAGCCATACAAACATCTACGTTCTTGCTCTTCCCAGAAATCATACCACTCCTTGCTACCCATTGGAGCTAGTGTATATCTACCTCTATTCTTCTTGTAATTTATAGCAGCTTCTCTAAAATATAGAGTGTTTATAAATTTGGGATTACCTAAGACGTTATTGATACTATTCATTATAGATCATCAAACACGTTTACATCTTCCTGCTGTCTTCTTTCTAGAGCTGTTCTTACTCCGTCTTCTTTTATGCCTTTCTCTTTGCCTCCTCTTAATGCTTGCTTTTCTCCCAATTCTTTTTTAACTTCCTCTTCTAGTTCTTTTATAGCTTTCAAAGTAGGACCTATCTCATTAGTTAACTTCATCAAAGCTTGTAGCTTCTGAGTTAGTTTAGTAACAGGATCAGTAATTTTAGTCTTTCTTTCATTACCTTCTCCATCTTCTTCTACTGTCAGTTCATCAAAATCAACAGCCTCTAGTTGAGTTTCTAAAGATGTTCTTATTTTTCTTACTACCTTATGAGCAGTATGAAGTCCTTCCTTGGCTTCATTTAATATCTTTAGAGATGGAGTTTCTTGTAACTCTTTATATCGTTTAATAGCTTCAACTAGTTCTGCATCTTTCTTAAAATCAAAATCTTCTGGTAGCTCTGCATTTTTTATAGACTCTTTTAATCTATTTTCTTCGGAGTAATTACCAAACTGACTTTTGTAATCACAATAATGATAGATGAAAGTAAACTCACGTTCTGCTTGTATCTTTCTTCTTCCATCAGAATCTCCTTTACTAGATCTTATCCTTACTAGTATCTTTTTAAATTCTTTTATAGTACTAATCCATTCACGGTTCATATCAACCATTCTTGTCTTAGTATCTAGTTTAAATAGTTCTACTGTCATTAACTTCTATTTACATTAGCACTAGCCATTTGAACACTTCTTAATTTTGCTTTTAATTTACCTAGATACGGAAGAGTAAAGCTTTCAAATGCTCCTCTTTCTATAACCTCTTTAGCAAGATTTGAATTAGTTTTAATTATATCTTTAACAAAGTATAACGGAAGTCCTAGTTCATCTGCTACCTCTTCTGCTACTTCCTCGTTAGCAAACTTTTTATTCTTATTAACTTCTGTGTAATCTATTCTTCTATTTAGACTCATACAATAACAATATTACCTTGTAAACAATTTGATTAGATTTATTAGTTGTAAGTGCAATAGTTTCATGGTATTCTTGTTCTATCAACATATATACTTCAAAGGCTTCTTGTAGAAACTCTTCTACTTCTGTATAAGTATCAAAATACGCAATTACATTCATCTCCTAAAACTAATCAAAAAAAAGAACATAAAAAAAGAGCTAAAAATTAGCTCTCTTTTTATCAACTCATTATAAGTTAAAAACCATCGTAAATGAAAGGATTTACCAGTTTTAACTCGTCACAATTATTTTTACCATAGTGTGATTCAATGTAGTTT